GATCAATGGATATATCAGATTTCAATGCATATGAGAAGTACTGATAATAATCATTATCTGCGATTCTTTGAGTATCGCTGTTTAAGAAACCAGTTTCTTTAAACCATCCTTTTCTGACGATGGAAGAAGATCCAACAATATATGATACATCAGAATTGTAAATCTCATCAATTACAGCACTTGCACCTGAGGATTCTCCAACAACAACTTCTCCGACAGAAAAATCTCTATCTGTTGATACCTTTAAGTTATTATTCTTATAATCCCACAGTTGAACTGTACCACTAGATGAATTTGAAGATACAGTTTCTCCCTCATAGAATGATAATTTTTTCAGAGTAATATCAAATATAGGGAAATATCTTTCTGGTGTAACGAAACCATTGATACTAACAGTTCCAGGAATTTCTCCAGTTAGAAGGTACTCTGAAATATTATATGTAATTGATCCATTTGCACCGCCAATATTTGGATCAATAGCAGTTACTGTGAATAGAGTATAATTATAATTTTCAGAATTATATCCACGAACTGTTGAAGTTGAAGATGCAACACCAACACCTTCAATTAAAATTCTTTCACCAACTGCAAATGGGAATGCTGAGGCATCACTAAAACTTGGTTTTAGATATACTGTAACATTTTTAGTAGTTGAATCATATGTAATTGAATTTATTCCAATACCATTAGAGTTGTTAATTGGAATTATGATTGGATTAACATCATAAATTCCAGAAACATTTTTATTAATCTTAACTTCACTATCACCTAGTTCATATGATAGATCTGCATTTGCAATTTGTTCGTTTGTTTTTCCATCAATAACAACCAGATCTGGTGCAGTGATATAATTAACGCCAGCGGAAGAGATTCCAATCTTATCAAATATTGATAGACTATAAAGTTTTAAAATCTCAGGTAGTTTTGCTGTCGGTCTAATGGTGGAATCTGCTGAGTATGAGAATCCAATATCGGAGATTTCTACACCATTAACAGATCCGATATTTTCCCCATTAGGATATAACAATCCACGCTCACCATTCGTAGATGAAATTTCTGATATTGATGGTAATGACTTATACTTAGTACCAGGAGATTCAATAACTGTGGTTTTTATTTTTCCACTGCCCTGGGATCTTTCGTATTCAAAAGTTCCATCAGTTGCAGAGTAAGAAGATTCGTCGGGAGCAAATGGAATGCTATAAGTAAAGGTTGTACTACCTACACCAGAAACAGAAACAGTTCTTGATAGAACACTATTAACGAAGATAATTTCACCAGCACCTATAATTTTCTTCTTCTCTTCTGGTAGAAGAACATCATTTCTAGACTCCAATCTGTAATAAAGTTTTTCTGGGAATTCATTATTAACAATCAAAGATACTGATGCATTAGTATCAATTCCGATTCGACCAGTCTTAATTAAATTGGGTATAGTCGAATTTTCAGTTTTATTGAACTTATCAGTAAAGTTAGAGTTTTTATAAACATTAAAATCGAACGCAGGATAATCTACTGAATTAGCGGTGAATGATAGCGATGAATCAGTTAGATCAAAATTAACAGTGTTATTTTTGGTAACGACAATTGATGGATTTACCGGTAAAATAGTTCCAGAGCCAGTTGAGGTTATATCTAAAATTTTATTAATTGATATGTCATAAAGAGATTCTGCAAGTTTTATTGAATCTTTTCCATAACTTATTGCATAATAAATTTTATTATCTGTTAGACCACCGACTGGAGTAGTTTCTCTGTATATAATCTGTTGGCCAGTTGAAAGATTATTATTTGGTATAGTAATAGTCTTGCTTACAATATCAACATCAGCAGCATCAAAGGAGAGAGAATTTATATAGAGTCTTCGATTGTAGTCATTATAATAAACAGAGACACTCGTAGATAACTGAGGTGCTGCATTTACTAATATTCTTTCCCCAGCAAGTATTCCGTGAGTTTCTGCAGTAGAAACATTTACAGTATTTTTCTCTACATCAACACGAACTGTTTTTGTTGGATTTAGTTTTAAACTATGATAAACGCCAGTTCCAATACCAGTGAAATACAGTAGAGTTCCAACATTGGTTGATCCAACACCAACATAAGTTCCTGTAGTTCCTAGACCAACAAGAACTGTAGAAATTCCAATAAGATCTTCCGATATTGCTGCAGAATATACGACTGAATTGTTAGTTAGGCTAAATGAACTGATACCATCAGTAGAAACTGCTACTGGACTACCATCATTTGAACGATATAAAAGTTCGGTTCCCGTTGGTATTCCGTGATTTGGAAGATAAATTGTTCTTGTTGGAATAAACAGGGATGTTCCACCTGCTCCGGGATTTGAGAAGTATAGTGTTACTCCTATTCCAACTCCACTAGTGGTGCCTAATCCAACAGACTCTGAGGGATTAAAATATAATTCTCTATTATCATAAAAAGTTACTCCAAAACCAACAAGACCATAAGAGAACTTAGTCGGAGACTCTGTTAGAGCATATCCGGGAGAGAAAGAGGATACTCCAGAAGTTCCATTTTGATTTCTTAATATACGAACTCTTGAATTGAAAGTATCGATATTTAAAATCTTAACTACCTCATTTCCAAGATAAAAAAGATCATTTACAGATGCTTTAATTGGAGAAAAAACACTAGCATAGGTAACTATTCCAGTGTATGAAGCAGATCCAATACCAGATGATAGTATTAATTGATTATTAATAATACTAATTGTTTGTGTTATTGCAAATTGGTTTGGATATCTTCCTGTGATTGTTACATAATCTCCCCCCTTCAAATCTATTGCAGAAGAAGAAATTCCAATATTGTTAATTAATTCAATATCGTTTATCTGTGCGGTTGAAATTGCAATTCCTACAATTTCTTTACCTTCCACACTAGAAACATATGCCTTTGCATTTCTTCCGCCTGTATTCTCACTATCAAATAAAATTTGATCTCCTACTTGATAATCTTCTCCCCCATCAACAATATCAATAGATGTTATATTCCCAGAAGATACACTCGTAACTCTTGAGTTTTGTTCTTTAATTTTATTTGGATTTTCTATAAACTCATATGAACTATTATCACTGGTCAAATAATATGGAGTTGTATTTCTCAGTAATAATGTTTGGTTAAGATTAAAATCATCTTGATTGAAAAGTGGAGAGAAATTGAGTGCGTTAGCATTAGAATGATAGAATCTACCAATTACATAGGGGAATACTGGTTTTCTAAAGTTTGCAAAGGTTCCCGATGTTTCTACTGTATCTGATACAGTTGCAAAGTATGCATATGTACCTTCAGGATAATCTGGTGTTATTGCAAATCTTCCATTTGATTCGTCAAGATCACCATCCCCAGTATATTCATAGTCTTCAACAAAAAATCCCTCAGGATAAAGATCTAGACTTGGGCGATCTTCTCTGATAGAAATTGAATAACCAGATTTTAATAGTTTTGCAGAACCTCCAGAAGGAGTTGAATATCCATAAGGTCCATAAATTGGATTACCATCATATGCCCATCCAATAATAGGTGAGTGAGCATCAGATAGTGTTTCCTTTCCATTTTGAATGTTTAAGTCGGATACATAAACAGTCTCACCATTTACAAATTTTTCAGCAAATACGGATTTTCTTAATCCCCTTGGAGCATAAGCGTGAGAATATTCTAGTCCAAACTTACTATACAATGCCTCATTAACAATTCCATCATCACTTGGTATTTCCTCAGTAACTATATTTCTTTCAACTAGGTTTACATTCCAAGATTTTATATTAGCGTTTAATTTTGCACCAGAACCAGCAGGAATAACAGTAACTGATGTAGTAGACTGTCCATATCCCACACCACCAGAAATAACTTTAATATTAATTAGAAGACCCTGATCAATTACTGGAGTTAATATAGCACCATAACCACTGGGACTATTAACAATTAAATTGGGAGGGGAATTATACCCAGTACCAGAGTTTACAACAAAAACTTCAGAGATAGATCCGTTTGATATTACGGGGCGTAGCTCGGCGGATGATCCCGAGTTAAGAATAAGTTCTGGTTGCCTATTATAATTTAATATATCTTCAGATCCATAATTTGAACCACCATCTTCGACAAATACAGATTCTACTGATCCTCTAAAAATGAGTTGGAGTTCCGCATCAAATGTTTGGTTGGTAAAAGTTGTTACACCAACAGAACCAATAAGTTGAACTTGTATTGGCTCGTCTCTAAAAATATGAAGACCGCTTCCAACACTAGTTAAATCAACAGGTTGCCTAGTGTTATAATAAAAGTCGATTAACTGCTTATCATCAATAGTATATTGATCAAATAATATAAAGTTATTATTATCTACTCTACCAACGTAATAATATTTTGAAGTATCTAATCCACTTATTGATGTTCCGGTTGTTTGATATGTAACAATATCTTTATTTTGGAAATTATGATTTGGTATAGTAATTACATTACTTGCAGTGCTAATTCCTATAGAACTACTGGTAGATACCCTTCTATTTCTATAGTTAGATCCCGGATTAATTACGTCTAATGTACGTATTTTTCTTTTTTTAAGTCTAGATTTGAATGAATGAACACCATCACCATAAGGTAATGATAGATTTACAGTGTTAATTCCAATAGCAGCATCACTAAACTTAGTATGTAACTTTATAGTACTTGCGTCTATTACTGATACAAAATAAGAGGAGTTAGTTGAGATACCTCCAATATTCCTTTGCTCATTTGTTTGGTAGATTATTTCTTCACCGTTATTAAGTTTATGGAAGGATGAAAATCCAATAGTATTATTTGCTAGATCTACATAACCAGCAGACTGTGTAGAATTAAATGAAACAGAATAATCATATGATTCTAAGTTTGCAATGGCTCTAGCACCAAATCCATTTCCGCCAGTAATAACAACTCTTGGAGTTTCTAGATAGTTTACTCCACCATCAATGACTTCAATTCTGGAAAGAGATCCATTAACTGTACAGTATGCCGTAGCACCAGTTCCAACAGAATCGTTTACTTGTATTAATGGTGGATTTATTGCATCATAACTAGAACCACCAGATAATACATTAATAGATGTTATTGGTCCATAGTAAATATAATCATTAGATTTATAATTTAAAAGTTCAACTCCATTAACAAATATTCCACTAAATCCAGGAGGTGTTATAATACGAGCATTAGTTGTCGTTGGATTTGCAATTTGTCGAATTAATTTCTGGGGTTGTACAGTTTTTGGTGATAAATCTTCATTTACAAATGGTTCATAGTAAAAAACATTATTAGTAACAGTACCAGAAACGGTTACGTAATTTCCAGTAAAAAGATCACTGAGACTTCTGCTTAGTTTTAAGGTATTAGAATCAATTCTTCTAATAAAGTACTTTCCTGCAGTTAAATCGAGTTTATTAGTACCACTATCGGGGTTATAAACAATTCTATCTCCAGTGTAAAACTTATGATTAGAGATAGAAAGAGTGTCTCCAGAAAATGTTCCCGAGAAGGTAACTTTTCTATCTCTTATATTAAGAGAGGTATTTAAATAATGTGGAAAGGATGGAGATGTTACGTAAACTGATCCTACACGGTCCAAATAGACATTTTGGACATTTGCAGTATATTTGCTAATACTTAAATCATTTGTTGAAGAAACATTAACAATATTTTTTCTTACTTGATATGGTATAGAAGAATTTACACCCTGCTCTGCAGATACAACAATTGATTTAGAATTTTTAATTGAAGTTATAATAGCTTTAACTTCAGACTGTGGTTGTAATTGTGGAGGAACAATTGTAATTGAATCGCCAATATAGAAAAAATGATCATCATAAAGATCAATACGATATCTAAAATTTAATGAATCTAATTCTACAATTGATTTTACATTATAGGTGGATGAAATATTAAACAACCAATTATTTGCTTTAAAAGTATTAGTCTCTTTACCTAATGTTTTAATTTTTATTAGGTCACCTTTTTCATAATACTTGGTTGGATTATCTAAATTTAATGCAGAAAGAACTCCAGTAACTCTTACCTTGACAATCTGAGTTTTTTTGGTGTCGGTGTGGCCATACGCATAGACATCTAGATATAAATTACTATTTTTGGGAATATCTTGAGTTATTCCTGTACAGTCATAAAACTGATTTAATGATTTTGATCCATAAGCAATATTAAGTTCTGTTCCATTTTCAAGTTTTACGGTGAAATTTCCTTCAGAGGGAAATCCTAAAGTTGAATCAACAGTAATTGTATCTGATCCGGATACAACATCAACTACATTCCTTGTTTTAGGGTGAATTGAAAAATTACCTAGAGTAAGTCCAGTATCATTTAGATTATCATATCCAAAATCTAAACTAATTACATAGTACTCTTTTTCTCCCCTAATAATTTTTTCTACATTAGTTACTGTTCCTCTAGACTCAGGAATATTATAAATTGGATCCTGATATAAAGTTAAATTTAATAAGTTATTGGGATCTCCATCAATTGCTTCAACTACAAGGTCTCTAGTAACTCTATACTGAGCATCTGAAGGTTGAATTAAATAGTCTCTTGGGAGAATGACTTCAACATCCTTTCCATAAAGAGCACGGAATAGAATTTCAAAAGAATCTGCAGTTCCCTTTGATGAATAGAAGTCTTTAGACTGTTTAATGAAGAGATTTTGATTAATCTCAGAACTCAGTTCACGGTCTTCAAATCCAGGAGTTATTTGAGTTTTGACCTTATTAAAGAATTCCTTTAAGAATAGAATACTTAAGTTTTCTACTGTAGAACCAGAATCGTGACTTTCTACGTTAGTATCAGAAAACTTAAGTTCATCATTGTTATAGTACTCTTCAATACCAACAAATCCTCTTATACACTCAGTAAATGAGGTTTGAGTCTTACTTCGGTAAGTAATGATCTCATCATCAATCTTAATTAATCCATATGACTCAGGAAATCCATAAGTGCTCTCGACATTAATTGTAGTATCAAACAATGATACATTTGATGTTGTCTGAGTAGAATCAGTTAAATTTGTAAGATTATCAACTTTAACATACTGATCTATATTTTGTAGAATATCTAAGGTACTTCCTTGATTTTCTATTGCCACATAGTATTGAGAAAGAAATTCCCCGACTAGTGGAAATTCTTCCTTTACATATTCTGGAAGTTGATTTTCAACAATCGAACTAATTTTGATTCTGCTCTCTGTCATTTTATGATCTTACAAGATTTCCGTTTTCGTAGCTTGATGTTACCGTGTATGATGTTCCAGATGCATCAGCACCCGAAGAAATTTCATCTGAAACAGCATTTAAAGTACTGTTATTAATATCTATCTGCAAATAAAGATCCTGTAATCCAATTACATCATTGGACTTGGGTATAGCAGATATTTCTATAACTGGATTTTCTCCTCTATTTTTACTAGTTTCCCTGAAATCAACTGGAGACAATAAAATTTCACCTTTTTGGTAGTTTATTGTTCCTGCATTTGATGCAACAACTACGACTTCTGTTTGTGATGCAAGTCTAAAGAACACTATCCTACCAGTTCTTAAATTAGAATCTGGCACATCAGTCATATACAAAGTGTCAGCTAAACCATTTACTTTGAATCCTGAAGATTTAATATTAAATCCATTACGATCCTTAATGTGAAACTCATTACCGAAACATATTTCATAATCTGCAAATTGATTAATAAGTGGGAACAAGTCCCTCCTCATTCTCACTTTAGTAATATTTGAAGTGATAGCATTACTACTATCATCGATTATTTTTAAGAACTTACTATATTTAAATCTTGCACCATATCTATTAAGTTCACTAGAGTCGGCATATTTTGTTATATTCTGACTCACGGTTGTTCTTACAATCTCTCCAGAAGTAACTAAGTTACTGTTATAGTAAATTGTCGAATCAAATTCAACATAGAGATATTTTAAATCTACAATTTCCGGAACAATACCAGCAACACTATACTTCCGCAAAAGTCTTACTAGGTTATCTTTTACCTGACTTGATACGAATGGTCCATTAAATGGTTTTATACTAATAAAAACTCTACCATATCTTGGTGGATTGAGATCTTCTCCACCATAAACGGAGATTGATTCTGTTTCTGGATATAATCTTGGGATTATAGACTCATAATCATTTGCAGTTACTGCTCTGTTTTGTGCCGCATATATTCTTGGAGCATATTTTTTAATTGATTCTACCGATTCAATCTCCTTTCCACTCCTTGATACTAAATTAGTCGTTACTAGAGATATTCCATCACTAATGACTCTTCCATTATTATCCAGAAGTCTTCCAGCAAATCTAAAGTCACTTACACCATTACCAGACTCACCGCTGGTAATTAAATAAGAAACGTCAATATAATTTAAGTTATCTAATTTTTTACCAAATACGCCGTCACCAAATATTAACTCATATCTTTCATCTTCAATCTCTTGTATAAAGAAAACTCTAGAATCTGCAGTCACATTCAGGATACTATCCGAAAAAGCAAAGTTTCTTGTAACGGAACTAGATTCAGTATTTCTAACAATAACAGAAATTGTCGATGTATCTATATTTGAATTTTCTAAAATATACTTCTGATTTGGATTATTGGAATTTACAGTAAAATTAGCAGTTACTAATGAACCCTCATAAACATCAATATTATCAAATAAAGCAATTCCATTTACAACAGGAACTGTAATATCATCTTTGATTGCAAAGGAAAAATTTGTATCACCAAATGAAGAGTTTGATAAGCAGACTGTACCTTTTTTTAAAGTTATTGTAATTGGATTTGTACTAAAAGTACTTGTATCTACGAAGAAAGATACATTTGCTTTTGCAGCAGTTCTTGAACGTGGTACATATCCAATATTACGTGCTAGAGAAACAACATTTTCTCTCAGTGTTGCACTATCAATAAAAACTTCATTACTAACAAAGTTAGCATTATAAGAAGAAATATATGTGTTATACGCTAATAAATCTATGATCGTGGAGAGATTAGACCCTTCAAAATCATAGTCTGTAAAATTTGAATTTGATCTTAAGTACTCTTTTAAAGATACTTTTATCTGATCAAAGTCTAGATTTGTAAAATTTACTAGGGTCATTTATCTTGTTGGTTGTAATGCAAATGATAATTGCTGAGGAAGAACATCGATCCCAATAATTTTATATTGTATTGTAACCGCAAATTCATTTTCATCATAATTTGGACTTACTGTCAAATCTGTTACTTCAATTCTAGGTTCATATGTATTTAAAGTGAAAGATATTTCATCTTTTATAATTGATGCTGTCATTGCGTCAATATTTTCAAATAAAAGTTTCGAAACCTTAGTACCAAAACTAGAATTAAAAAATCGTTCCCCCTGAGAAGTAAGTACAAGATTTTTTACTGACCTTGCAATAGCAGTCTCATTCTTTATTCCAATCAAATCCCGATTTAGAGGATTTGATTGGAATGTCATACTTATATCTTTAAAATCTCTACTTATCCTCTCTAGAGGCATATTTTGCAGGCAAATATACTTTATTTAGAGTGGTTTCGTCTCATAAAGTGGTTCTGTACCATACTCCCAGTCATCATAATCATCATCATTACGAATTTTTGAGTGAAGTTCATTTTGAATCACAAAATCGTGCTTTTTGGGGGTCAAATCATCATTGGAAATCTCTCTAAGCATCTTTTGACGCTCAATTTTTTCTTCCCACCCATACTCACTTGATAAAAATTCCGTTCCCCACTCATTTTTCATAAAATTTTGGTCTTTATCGACTTTTTTGGTCATTTTTTGCTCCTGATTTGTTAGATCAGAACTTTTTACGGGGTTGCTATCCCGTTAATTAATGTAAAAACCTTCTCTTAAGTAGTCTTCGTCTTCTATAAAGGTAAAATTTTCAATATTTTCTATTTTTTCTCCTTTCCAAACTGGAATTGCAACCGTATTTCCGTATCTAAAATCAGGATTTCTCCTAAAATGCACTTCAATTAGGTGATTATCTATAAATTCGCAGTTGATCCACTCATAATTCCCTTTAATCCTATTTAAGATGTTTGGAAATTTCATTTCTTTATCAATTTTAACCCACTTTTTCCATTTATAAAATGGATCTTCAGGATTCCTTTCCCCTCTTACCACTAAATTTGGTTCTTTATGTTGAAAATCAACACTTATATGCTCACCTTTAAATATTTCACACCAGAATTCAGCTGGATGTAAATGATCTGTAGAGTCTTCAATCCATTCTACACGCGAAAATCGTCCCATACCAAGTAGATTAATACTTGGTCGGACGATATAGTAACCTGAATATGGAACAGGCACCCCTGTAGGTCCACAGAGATGCCCGAGAAGATGATTTAAGAATAACTTATTATATACCCACAGATCTTCATTATGAATTTGATTCCATTCTTCTGAAGAATCTAATAAGTACATACTATTCTTTTTTTACTATTTAACCTTTACCTTGCCCACGATACTTTTTCTTACGTCCATTACGAGACGTTGGACTTAGTAATGTACGAGGAGAACGTCCCTGACGAGTTTTCTTCGGGGCTCCAGGTTCAAAGATTGTTTTATTCAGTGCCATAAGGAATTTCCTCCAGTTCAATTAAATTAGGATCAATATTATCTCCCGAGCAAAACCGCTCCGAAAGATCTTGTAAGACCTCACTACAAGACTCTAGAGTGAGGTTCTGATAAAGTCTACGACCTTTGTATAAGATATCGTAGTGTTTCTCTGTCATCAGATTACGCGAGTTTTTTCGTGACCTACACGAATACGAGGGTCACACCAGATATCAAAGCCTTCTTCTTTAGCATCAAGACAGAATGAGACATCTTCACCACACATATCTTGCACTGCACCAGACTCAAAGACTTGCATCTTCGGAGCAAACCAAGGGTATTCAAGATTCTCAAAGACACCCTTCTTAATGAGCACCCATCCAAAACCTGTGTAATCTACAGTGAATGGCTTACGACGCTTGCTGATCGAATCCACAGTTTCGTGGTTCATTACTCCACCATTTTTGCGGAAGTCATCTTCTTCCAACCAGTGCGCTACTGAAGTCGTGTGCCCATCTTCTGTTGCGTACCACCCAGCAACAATCTCCTTCTCTTCCCCCTCTTCATTCAGAGCAAGATCACAGAGTTGCCAGAACTTTTCTGTGGTAAAGACAATATCCGAGTCAATCCATAGTTGATAATCATATTGCAACTTCCCATCCCAAGGAATTTGCTTTGGTCCACGAAGTACATTTGCACCTAATACTTTACAACGTGCAAAGTTTACCATTGATGAGTAATCCTGAGAAATTTGAATACTCATTCCATTTTGTACCATATCAAAGCACAATTGTACAAATGCCTTTAGAAAAATAAAAGAACATCCACGTCCAGGTAAACAGAATACAATACTCTTACCTCGCATTCTTTCTTTAATAGCATCATAATCCCAATCAGCTTCTGCTGCTTTAGGTGCTGCTGCTTTTACTGTAAATCCACGAGCCATTTTCAAGTCTCCAATAAGTGTTTAAAAGTTTTGTTGTTTATAATATAAGAAATTGTAGAACGATTAACATTGTACATTTCTCCAAGTTTAAATGTTGTATAATTTCCTGTTTTATACAATTCTCTAATTTTAATTACATCACTATCCGTTAATTTCGATGCTCCGTTTTTTTCTCCTTTTTGATTTCCAGTATAACACCTGCCCTTAGAAACTTTATCTCTAATATTATCGAGGTTAGT